AAGCTTTATCTTAAAAAATTTAAATTAACCAAAAAACAACACGAGTTTTTAAAAATAGCATTTGACAAAAATACTAAAATAGTTTTTGTTTCTGGTCCAGCAGGATCATCCAAAACTTTTATTTCTATTTATGCGGCTTTGCAGCTGTTTAATATGAACATGAATCAAGACTTGTTTTATGTACGCACAATAGCAGAAAGCGCCGATAGAAACTTAGGAAGCCTTCCGGGAGATGTGCACGAAAAGTTTAATCCTTTTATGATGCCAATGCAAGATAAGCTGTCTGAATTATTAGAGCCAAGTCAAATAAAAATGCTTTTAGATGAAAAAATTATTCAGTGCGCGCCAATTAATTTTTTACGAGGCGCAAGTTGGGCGAACAAGCTTATTGTTGCTGACGAATGTCAAAATTTTACTAAGAAAGAGCTGGTTACATTAATCACCAGAATCGGCGAAAACTCTAAGTATTTTATATGCGGAGACCCGATGCAACCGGATATTAACGGAAAGACGGGCTTTACTTCTATCATGAATTTATTCGATGATGAGGCATCTAGAGAAAAAGGAGTGTATACCTTTAAGTTCACTAAAGAGGACATTCTCAGAAGTGAAATTTTAAAATTTATTGTAAATAAACTAGAAAACAACCCAATAGACTAAATTATAAAAAATGGCTAGTATATTTTGTCCTGAGTGTGGAGCCAAAAACGGCTACACTTTAAAGAAACCCAACTTCTGTCAAAGCTGTGGGGAAACATTTGCGGCGTTCGGTATGACGAACGCTTCTGTGTCTAAACCTAGTCTAAGGGCAGCAAACGGGAAAAGTGATGATGAAAGGGTTCCTAATTTATCCAAACTAGAGTATGAAATAGAGATGCCTACTTCAACAGTAACGCTCGAAAGTTTAGTGAAAAATCCTCTCAATCCTGATGATATACAATATAGCAGTGACGCTAAAGAAAAATATCAGAGGACGACAGAAGAAGAATTCGCAAAAAAATCCCAAGCTGAATGTAGCTCCTCCCGTGGAGATTTTAAAGACGTTGGCGACGGTGGCGAAAGATAAGAAAGAGACTTACGAAGATAAATTTGAGGTAGTCGATAATGAAATAAGAAAGCGGTATTACAAATGGCATCTTCATGCTTTGGCATGGTTAGATTTCGATGACGTATCGCAAATTATTCGAACTCATATTTATAATAAGTGGGAGCAATGGGATCAATCTCGCGCTATAGAACCGTGGATAAATAAAATTATTTCCAACCAGCTGAAAAATATATTGCGTAATAATTATTCTAATTTTGCTCGACCTTGTATTAGCTGCAAGTACAATCAATCCAAAGAACAAGGTCACGGTCAAATTTCCAATTTATGTTCTTTTACTCCTACGGGTTTACAGTCTAACGAGTGCGATCTATATGCCAAATGGGAAAAGACACGCAAACAGGCTTATGATATTAAAATACCAGTTTCTTTAGAGACAAATTATTTTGATAGATATACTGTACCTGAAGATCATTATAGTATAGGAAGTGCAGTTCAGTCCCTGCACTTGTTGATGAGGCAATATCTAAATGATCGTCATTTTATAATTTATAAAATGTTATTTATTGACCACATAGACGAGGAGGTTGTAGCGAAGGTACTGGGATACAAAAGTAACGAAAAAGGACGTAAGGCGGGCTACAAGCAGATAAAGAACTTAAAAAATTTTTATAAAAAGATCGCTAAGAAAATATGCGACGAAACTGATATATTTTTCGAATGAAAGAGTATATTCTAACAAAAGAAGAAAAGGAAAAAAGCCTAAAACTATTCGAAGAGTTGGAGGGCGATTTAAGCGAATGCACCAAAAAATTATTCGATGATCCAAATGAAAAAGGCAGTACAGTTCGAGGGAGGGCTTTAAGAAGGTATTGGGTGGAAAAAGGGCTAAGCTATAGAACTAAAGTAAAAAAAAGAGTAGTCAAACACTTTTTAACTGACACTGAAAAGTCTTTTGCCAAACAGCACTACTGCCCCGAAATGACCAAGCTAGAAGTAGGGCAACTTTTATGGCCCAAGGAGTCTAAGAGCAAGGGGTTCGCGGAGACTGAAAAATTTATTGCCTTATGTGAATATATTTCAAATGAATTTTCTTCTACTTTTGGCCTACGAGATGACGCCGCAGGAGAAAAGTACACCCCACCTCATGTTCTCACGACGGCCATTAAAAAGCTCAATAAGGTGGCGTCAACAGAATTTGAAATAAATAGGCTTAACGTGAGGGATAAAAAATGTATAGAAAAGTTAATTACCTTTTTAAACGCACCTAGGTTTTTACAGGTCATAAACTCTTATATTACAAAACAGAGTCGCGAGCTTTTTGAGTCTGAGTATGTGCGCAGCACGTGGGACAAACCAGATCTAACTTCAGACGAATTAAATTTATATGTTAATGTGTGCATGGACTATGTGAATCTAAAAGAAATAGAACAGCACAAGCAGAAGTTAAACTTAATGTTTGATGACACGGAGGGCCAAAACGAACTCACAATGAGATTGACTGAAATGCTTAAAACTAAAGCGGAAGAGTACAATCAGTGTATTAATCGTGTTGATAAAATGTTGGCAAAACTAAACGGCGAACGTGCTAAACGGGTGGCCAATCAAGAGCAGCGGAACGCTTCTGTAATTTCATTGGTTCAACTTTTTCAAGACGAAGAGGAACGTAAACTTATGATTAAAATGGCCGAAATGCAAAAAAAGGTTATAAAAAAAGAAGCTGACGGAATAGAAAAAATGTCAGACTGGAAAGCTCGCGTGATGGGAATTAGCCAAGAGGATGCAATCTAATGGAAAGAATATGCACCAAAATTTTCCCTTGCGCCGAATGTAAAAAAGAATTTACTAGCCGAGCCTCTTTACATAAACACATCAAGCAACATGGTTTAAATTTAGCTTCTTATTATACCCAATATCACCCTCGGGAAAATAAACTTACAGGCGAGCCGCTTCCCTTCAAAAGGTTTGATGAATATTTTGAAAGAGATTTTTCAACAAAACAGCAGATGCTTAAGTGGTGCAACCAACACCCAAGGGAAGAGGTGAAAAAATATGCTTTTTCCATACTCGAAAAGCGGCAACTTAAAAAGAAAAGAAAATACGGCCCTTTTCATCTGGAGACAAAAAACTCTTTTATGCCTTCCGTTTCCATTTACAAGGAATTATTTGGCAACTATAATGCCGCTTGCGAAGCGATAGGGTGCGAGCCTCTCTACAATAAAAATTTACCTAAAGATTTTTTTAGTTTTGAATTACCAAAGGACTTAGAGATTGCGATAGATACTCGAGAGCAACAGCCTCTGAGCTTTACGGCGTGTAACAATCAAACTCTTAAATTAGATATTGGCGATTACACCGCGTTGGGGGAACACTATAGTTATACTTTCGTAGATAGGAAATCAGGAAACGATTTGCAGGGAACTTTAGCTAAAAATAATATAGAAAGGTTTCGTCGCGAGATAGTTCGAGCTCAAGAAATGGACGCTTATTTATTTATTGTTGTTGAGTCTAGCGTAGAAAAAATTACAAAAGAAAATAGAATTTTTAATAGGCGCTCTAACATTGATTATACGTTAAGACAAATAAAAGATATTTGCCATGATTATCCGCGAGTATGTCAGTTTATATTTACAGGAACTAGGGATAATGCAACATATCTTATTCCAAGACTTTTGGTAGTGGGTAAAAATATTTGGCAAACCGATATGCAATACTTTTGGGACACTCGGGAAGAATGAGCTGGCAAGAAGGTCATCAAAAAAGACGAACCGTTTCTCTCAGAAGTAACGAAGACCTTTTGGCTATAGAGGGTTTTTTAGACGAAAGAGAGGCTAAACTAGCTTTGTATGAGTTTTTGCGTAACAATGTTACCTTTGCTACCGATCTTCTTTTAGGGGTTAAACTTTTCCCCTTTCAACACATGGCGATCAAGTCCATGTTTGAAACGGACTATTTTTTAGGAGTATGGAGCCGAGGAATGTCTAAATCTTTTACAACGGGTATTTTTGCAGTTTTAGATGCTGTGTTGAATCAAGGCGTTGAAATTGGTATATTGTCTAAATCTTTTCGTCAAGCTAAAATGATTTTTAAAAAGATAGAGGATATTGCCAATAAGCCAGAGGCTGCATTTTTTCGTCAATGCATTACTAAAACCTCTAAAAGTAATGACGAATGGTTAATGGAGATTGGTACGAGTCGTATCCGGGCTTTACCTTTAGGGGACGGCGAAAAACTTCGTGGGTTTCGCTTTCATAGAATCATTATTGACGAGTTTGCTCTGATGCCTGAAAGAATCTATAACGAGGTCATTATTCCCTTTTTATCTGTTGTTGAAAACCCAA